CCTTCACTAAAAGATGAATATGAAAAGTCTTCATGTATTGGAGATTTCACTGTTTCACTAAACTCCTCATCAAGAGTAAAGTTAATATAGAAATCCATCATCTGCAAGTAACGATTGACTTGTGCATTGATGTATGGAAGATATTTTTTGATTATTTTGGTCTTGACACCATCGTCTTTCAAAAGTGAATATGCAAAGTCATAATGATAAATGTCTTGCCTCTTGACCGATAACTCATCAATGGTGGTGTTTAGACTATCTTTAAACTCTTCTAATTTCTCATTCTCAATATTTCTGTCTTTAAATTGTTTGGTAATCGTTTGAATTTCTGATTCAAGTTCTCTGATCTGTCTCTGGTTGAGAGAGATGTGAGTATTGTTTTGAGAAATGTCATGGTTGAGTTTCGTAATCTCCTTTGATAGTTTTTTGAATTGACGTTCTCGGTCTTGTTCGGTCTTGATGGATTCTTCAAGGTCATTGAAACCTTTTTTAAGTTCCCTCGCTTTAGTTTGAACGTCAGCAATTTTATTTAACCGAAATGATTCTTCTATCGGTTGTGTGCAGGTGGGACAAACCGTATTATCTGTGAAAAACTTATGTTCTTTTGTAATTGTAGATACCTTATTGGAAATTTGTCCTTTAAAGTTGTTCAGTTTGGACAGTTTCTTGTCAGCACCTACAAACTTTTCCTGCTCTGCTGAAAGTTCTTCAACATTAGTTTCTAAGTTTTTATTAGTAGACACGTAACCATCTGACTCAGATAACAATTCATTTATCTTATCATGATTTGATTTAATTTTTTCCTTTCCCTGATCAGAGAGTTTCTGAATTAAATTATTTTGTAGTTCAATCTTGTCTTTAAGATTCTCTTTCTTTAAATCCAAGGATTTAATTTGCTCTTTCTTTGTGCGAATATTATCTTTAATCAAATTATTCATCACGGAGAAGATTCGTATGTCCAATAGATCCTCAATCACATCTCTACGATTCGTTGTAGATAATTGCATAAATGGAACAAATGTACTACTTCCCAGTATGACGATTTGTGTGAATGACTTATAATTTACCTTTAAAATACTCTCTTCTAAGATTCTTTGATTTGCACGATCATCAGATTCTTTATGTAGTGGATTACCATTGACTTCAATATCAAATAAATTTGGTTTGATTCCTCTACGAACTAGGTAGTCACGACTATTGACAGAAAACTCTACCTCAACAACACAATCCTTCTCATTTGTGGCATTGATGAGTTGTGCCTTTTTAATTTGACGAAAGGATTTATTAAACAATCCAAATGTCAAAGCATCTAACATTGTGGACTTTCCTGCACCATTTGTACCTATGATAAGGTTAGTATGGTTTTGTTGAAAATCTATCTCGTTAAAATGATTGCCTGTGCTTAAAAAATTCTTGTATCTTATCTTTTTAAAAGTGATCATTATTTAGGTGGTATCACAATATCATTCGGAGTGATGATGCTATATCTGTAATTATACATCTTACACGTCCGAAGTGCAAGTGCATCGTCAACTTCAACTAAATCCATTTCTTTATCGTCTTGTTCCTCTAACATCATAGCATATCTTTCTGCATCGTCTTCTTCTTCGAATAAGAAGAGTACGTGATTGCCATGACCATCTTGCACAGCGTATGCACCCTGTTCCTTTTTATCTCTTAATGTAAGAATAAACATTACTCTACCTCGCAAGATTGTCTGTATAAGTCTTTGAATATATTCTTGATGATACCTTTGTCAATATCAAATTCCGATTCATCAATGTAACGATTCAATATTGAAAGAGTGTTTTCATCCTCTTCAACATCAAAGTTTTCATTCGTGCTCAACTCAAAGTTTTCAACAATTTTTAGATCTTGTACACCTGCTCCATAAAGTTTGTCAATAAATTTTTCAAATTCTTTGGGACTTGTCTTCTGACGGACAATCACTTTTACAATTTTATTCTGATATTCAGTCGCATTAAACAGTTTATAATTGGTATCTTCATAATATATGTTATAAAATAATTTATAAGGATTGTTAATTGGCTTATGAGTAAGGGTTTCCGTATCAAAGATGTGGAATCCCCTCTTATCATTCACATCATTCCAATACATCTCATATGGATTACCTAAGTAATATATTTTTCCATTGTCAGATCTTGTGTGATAGTGTCCAGAATATACCTTTTCAAACTTATCAAAGACCTTCGTATCCATACCGTCTTCCATTACGTGACCACGATGAGCACGGAAACCATTCAATTCTAGGTGACCCATCGCAACTCTTGCCTGGCTCGCTTTAATGGCATCCAGAGACTCTTGATAGTTCTCACTACATATCCAAGGTACAAATAAGATATCTAATCCATCAACATTGATTGTATTGATTGAACTATAAGTTTCGATATTTGAATAGTTTTGAAGAAGTAATTCTGGCGAATTGATAAAGTTTGTATTCTTGTAGTAACAATCATGATTACCTACGATTGCATATACCTTATACTTCTTCATTGGTTCAAAGACAACTTCTCTTGACCATTCAAGACTTTGATAATCAATTGACTTGCGACTATCAAACATATCTCCCATATGAATGATTGTATCAATTCCTTCTTTCTCTAATGTGGGAAAGAATACGTTATCATAAAACAAGCGAAAGTAGTCGTGCAAACCCTTTGCACCTTTTCTTGCACCATAGTGTGTATCTGTGATAATCGCAACACGCATTCTATCGATTACCTCTGTATTGAATTGAATCTTTGATTTGATTGTACTGACTGTTCTCTCCTGACATTGCATTGTCATCAACTGCCATTACTTCGTCAAATCCAGTCTTCTCGATAATCTTTGTTTTAATATCTAATTGTTTTTTCTCTTTTTGAATCCTTCTTAAAAACGCATAGTGTATAATTTGCGTAAAGTAAGCAAAAGGATTCTTTGATTTCTCAGGATCAAAGTTATGAATGTATTGAACGCAGTTCTCAATACCATCCGATATCATGTCCTCACGGAACATGTAATTTACAAAGTTTGGTTTGTATGATAAATGTGTAGCAATTTTGAGGAAACACTCACCTAAGTAATTTGGAATTGGTGGTTTACCTTCCCACGGACCTTTCGGTGGTTCTTCCCCATACTTTTCAATGTATACGTCTTTTGCCTTTTGAACATAAGAACGATAAACAATAAGTGCCTCTAAAAGTTGTTTGTTGTTTACATAGTGTTCAGTTCTTTTCTTTGGCATAACTGGATTACACTCTCTTAGAATTACATTTAGTATAGCATAATATCAAAAGCTTGACAAGGTGTGTGATATTGTGTACAATAACCTTTGTAAGGTTTGGAAGGGAATATTAAGTATCTTTTATATCTTTCTTAAAGAGATCTTCAAGATCCTTACGAGCATCTTTCACAGAAGATATATATCCCATCTTTGAAGTAGGCATCACACATCCATCTATGGATATATTTTCTTCATCGGTATCATCATTATAGTTATTATATACATCAATTAACTTTTGATCCTTTGATTCAATCATTGTGATTACTTTATCAAGACGAATTATAAACATAGTTTCATCAGTCATATCCATCCAAGGTTTCACTTTGACCATACTTCCACCAGGTGTATGAATCGTTGACATTATCACTGGGTTTTGCAATAGAAGCACTGGATTCTCATCATTCTCATCCACAGAGACTAAGGCAAAGATTTCTTCGCCTGATACCAGTTTGATAATGCTGTAAAACTCTTCTTCCATTAGTCTTTGATTGGTACGTTTATTATATCATAGTTAAAGTTTTCTTCGTTATAAATCTTAATCCTTTCAATTAAATGATTCAGTGTGTAGTTTTTACGACTCTTGTATCTGATATCATCAGCAATATCATATAAAGTCGCTTTGACCTTTTTATCACCTTTACGAAGAACTCTTCCAATTGATTGTAAGTTTCGAATTCTTGATTTTGAAGGTGATGCAAAGATTATATTGTGTAAATTTTTGATGTTAATGCCGGTAGAAAAGGTGCCGTACGAGGCAACGATAATAGCATTGCTCTCCTTCTCAGTGATTGCTCGAACCTTTTCTCGGTCTTCGGTGTCCACTCCACCATGAATAAAAAAGACATTACGATTATCAATCTTTTTATTATTTATCATCTCATATAATGGTTGTCCATGTGCTTCAACTCTGGCAAAAAGTATGAGAGTATTGCCTTTTAGATCTAATGCAAGGTTACGAATGAAACGATTTCTCTTTTCGTGACCGATAATATACTGCACTTCATCCTCAAATGTTTCAAATTTATTCGGTGAGTGTTTCAATAGAAGCACGTTTATATCTAATGTTGCTAGATGACCCTTCTTCATTAACTCATCAGTCTTAATAATTTTGTAAGACGGACCAAATAAACCCTCTAATACCCACTTATGTGTCTGTGTTCCATCCAGTGTGCCAGTAAATCCAAACCGATATTTGGCATCTGAAAGTTTTGTCATTATAGATATTAGTGATTTCGATTTAAACTGGTGCGCCTCATCCCCGATTACCACAGAGAATCGCTCAAAATACTTTCTGGGGAGTTTGTAGATTGATTGCCAAGTTGTAATGATTACCTGAGAGTTCGTCTCTCTTTCTTTACCTGCGTATATTTTGTGGCAAAATGAACCAACGTCCCATCCATAATCTTCAAAGTCTTTATACATCTGCTCTACTAACGAAGTCGTCGGAACAACTATCAGAGTATTTTGTTTCTTTTCAACGTAGTATCTCACAATCGAGTATATCATCAGTGACTTTCCAGAGGCAGTTGGAGATATCAATAATTTTCGATTATGTTTTAAAGCGTCGTATACTCCCTCTATCTGATAGTCTCTGGGGACGTGCTTACATATAGAATACATATAATCCTTGACACCCTCTTTGGATATCAATTCGTTCGTTTGGAACGGTAGTCCGTAATATTCGTTGTCTTTAAATTCGTAAGTATAGTTGTGGTCTTCACAAAACTGTATAAGTTTATCAAGTAACCCGACATATATCTCTCCTGTGTGATTACTAAACAG